AGAAGAAGTGTTCAAAGGCGGCATACTCAAAGAGCGTACCGACACCGGCCGCATCTACCTTGTGTACATTGACAATGTGCAGAACCAAGGCCCATTTGACACTGAACATCATACCATTTATCAATCCAATTTGTGTTGTGAGATTCTTTTGCCCACCAAGAGTTTTAAAAGATTAGACGATGCTGAGGGCCGAATTGCTTTGTGTACCTTGGGGAGCATAAATTGGGGTGCGTTCCGTAATCCAGAAGACATGCGTCGTGCTTGCCGTATACTTCAGCGTAGCCTGTGCAACATACTGGACTATCAAGACTTTCTTTCCATCCAGTCTAAACTCTCAAATGATGAAATCCAGCCCTTGGGCATTGGAGTCACAAACCTTGCGTACTGGCACGCCAAGCGAGGCATGCAGTATGGAGAACGAGACGCCTTGCATGAAGTCAAGTCGTGGATGGAACACCAGGCTTTCTATCTAACCGAAGCCACAGTTGAACTGGCTCGAGAACGTGGTCGTTGTGCGGACAGCGACAAGACATATTACGGCCAGGGTGTGTTTCCTTGGGAACGCAGAGCCAAGGGAGTTAACGAACTTACAGACTTTGCACCAGAGCTGAACTGGGAAGTACTAAGAGAAAATATGAAACAACACGGTGTGCGTAACGCTACCTTGATGGCTATTGCTCCTGTAGAAAGTTCTAGTGTTGTAATTAACTCAACCAATGGCATTGAAATGCCCATGAGCCTTATCAGTGTAAAAGAATCCAAAGCAGGAAGTCTTACACAAGTTGTGCCTGAATATCATAGACTCAAGAACCGGTATCAATTGATGTGGGCACAAAAAGACTGTGACGGCTATTTGAAGACTGCGGCTGTGCTTGCGGCCTATGTTGATCAATCGATTAGTACCAACACATTCTATAACCCTGCACACTTTGCTGACCGCAAAGTATCTACCACACTAATTGCCCGGAACTTGATGCAGGCACATCATTGGGGACTAAAAACATTCTACTACAGCCTGATCAACAAAGCTGGCAGTAAGCAAGTCCAAGAAGCCGCCCCACTTGAACTAATAGATTTTGATATCGAAGAAGATTGCGAAGCATGTAAATTATGAGTAAAGCACAATACAATTTAAAAATACCCACTGACTATTTGCATCGCAAGATGTTTTTGGATCCTGCTGGTCCTGTTACAGTACAAAGATTTGAAGAAGTTAAGTATAACAAACTGGTCAAATTTGAACAAGAAGCACGTGGATTCTTTTGGGTTCCTGAAGAGATATCATTGACTAAAGATGCACAAGACTTTAAAGATGCAAGTGACACAGTACGTCATATCTTTACCAGTAACTTATTACGCCAAACAGCACTAGACAGTTTGCAAGGACGTGGCCCCAGTCAAATCTTTACACCTGTGGTATCAATTCCAGAACTAGAAGCATTGGTCTACAACTGGACATTCTTTGAAACCAATATTCACTCACGTAGTTATAGCCACATCATTCGCAACATCTACAACGTGCCCAAAGACATATTCAATACCATACATGACACACAAGAAATTGTGGACATGGCAGCAAGCATAGGCCGGTATTATGATGACCTACACAAGTTCAATTGCAGTGTAGAATTGGGCATGACTGGAGATGAATCCGAACACGTCAAAAGCATATGGTTGGCACTCAACGCAAGTTACGCACTAGAAGCGTTCCGCTTTATGGTTAGCTTTGCCACAAGTTTAGCCATGGTAGAGAATCGTATCTTCATTGGTAATGGCAACATTATTCAATTGATCCTACAGGATGAGTTGTTGCACAAAGAATGGACTGCCTGGCTGATCAATCAAGTCATCAAAGAAGATCCACGTTTTGCTCAAGCCAAAGCAGAATGTGAAGGCGAAGTATATCAAATGTACTTGGATGTTATCCGTGAAGAAAAAGCCTGGGCAGATTACTTGTTCCAGAAAGGTCCTGTAATTGGACTCAATGCCAACATACTCAAAGACTTTGTGGACTACACAGCCGTTGCGGCCTTAAAGGAAATTGGAATCAAGTATCACGAACCTGCTCCACGTAGCACACCGATTCCTTGGTTCACCAAACACGTGGATACCAGCAAGAAACAAACTGCACTCCAGGAGAACGAATCAACTAACTATGTTATTGGTGTCATGAGTGACAGCATTGACTACAACGAACTACCAGAACTTTAAGGAAACAACATGAAAGCAATTGTATGGAGCAAGGACCAGTGTCCTTATTGTGATCAAGCCAAAGCATTACTAAAATCACGAAACATTGAATTTGAAGAACGCAACGTGAGCCAAGATTGGACACGTGAACAATTATTAGAAGCAGTACCAAATGCTCGCACAGTACCACAAATTTTCCTCGACGAGGAACTAGTGGGTGGATTTACTGAACTAAGAAAGCGACTTACTGAATGAATTTTGACCAAAATCAAGTGTACACTTTTAAACTCAACTCCGGAGAAGAGTTGATTGCCCGTGTTGAACGACTTGGCACTGAATGGATCACTATCAGCGACCCTGTGAGCGTGGCTCCGGGCCCGCAAGGCATGGGACTTGTGCCCTCAATGTTTACCGCAGATATCAAGCGAGAAATCCAGCTAAATATCAACAGCATATCACTTTATGCCTTTGCGGAAGATGCGGTTAAAATGAAATATATCGAAGCAACCACAGGCATTAAAGTTCCGGACAAGAAACTTATATTGGGGTAAAATGCCAGCAGTACAGCGAGATGGTGATGCAAATAGTGCGGGCGGAGTAGCCAACGGTGGTGTTGGGTCTGTGCGGGTCAACGGTCGATCTGTGGTTGTAAGTGGCACAAGTGTCAGCAATCATGCACCCTGGAATCCATACAGAGTTCATATACCACATGCGGCTGCTGTTACCACCGGCGGATCTAGTTCAGTGCGAGCCGGTGGAGTGCCCATGGTATACACTGGCTGTACAGATAGTTGTGGACATGCTCGTGTGGGCGGCAGTGATAATGTTAGAGTAGCACCATAATGCCCAGCATCTTAACTCCCTTACAACTGACAGCACAAACCGCCTTGGTACAAAATCAAGGATTAAACTCTTTTCCTACCGCATTGGCCACAGCAATTCACGCATTCAATACTACCGCAGTAATTAATAATTTTATTACGGCTGTGAATTTTTACAAATCACAATCATACGCTACCCAATCAACATTGTCCCAGTTATTAAGTATTGGTGCCACAGTGTGTCCAGCATTGGGCAACAGCATACCAGAAGCACCAATTGGATCCTATCCTTATTTGGATAGTGAATATTTGGTCAATTACTTGAGTGCGGTGGATGGCTCTACTATTAATCCTTTGGGATTTTCAAATCTAATAACACAAACTTGCGAAGCATATCTCGGCATTAATGATGGAGTTACCGATGCTGGTAAATTTAGTCAAGGGTTTATGGCAGTACAAAGTTATATCGCCACAACCAACAACTATATCAACAGTGCGGTAAATGCCAATCAGTATCTTGGGCCCACATTTACCAACATGGATGATCTTGTGACTGCTGGTATCGCTGGAGCATCAACTGATCTTAGTGCTTATGGTATTGATCTTGCCAACCAAGGTAATTTATGGAACATGGCCACATTAGATTTGTACGGAACACCGGCTGGATTGTTACAACAAATATCTGCCCAGGCCGGAATTCGTGGCCAGAGTGTGCCTGACCTGCAATCAGCATTAATCGGAGTGGGATTGACCGACGTTGATGTTGCTAATTTGATAAATGATAATCGTGCAGGATTTAATAATACTAACGGGTTGAGTCAAAATGATTTTGATCGCTTACAACTTTTGGCGTACAATGCATTGACCATGATCAGTGGTGATGCATTACAGCAGATACTTGATATACTGGGAGTTACAACTGCCAACATTGACAGCCTCGATGATTTGTTAAATCCCGTAAAAACATTTCCATTAAGTTATCCATCATTACAAACCCCCAGTCCGGATGGGCCTGTGCCTATTTTCAATTCCGCAGGTAGTGTAAATTCCAATATCACACCCATAGTGAATTCATATCTGCCCACAGCCACCGGTTGCGATGAATTGGGAAAAATTATTCCACCAGCAGATGCCACTGCCAACAAAGCCATTCAGGTTGCATTACAGCAAATTAATGGTGTATCAAATACCACACTGCCTAAACTGGCCAATGCCATAATTGGCAATGTTGACAACCCTTGGACAGTTACACAACCATATCTAGCCAATGCTGTGGTCAGCAATGGTGATCCTGTGCCCACTTATTATCGTGCCACTCAAGATGTTCCTGCGGGCACAGATATTAACAACACCACATACTGGACACCCACTACCTTAAGCGGCCTCAGTACCATGGCAGGCCTGCCGTTGATTCAAGCACAGACCACAGCAGTAGATTCAAGTGTGACTGACTATGTGGCTGCCACGGTTGCTACTGGCACCGGACCCGATGGCACAATCACCACATATGATGTGTTGGCATTGGCACTGGATGCTGATGACTTTGCCGCACAACTTGATACTGCCACTGCCGCAATCAATGCGTTACAAGCCGCAGGAAGCCTTGCTGTACTGAATGCCGCTTATACCAACATATTGGTTGCGGCAAATGATGCGGCGGTACTTGTGTTAATCGGAAACGCCAATGCAGCCATTGCCTCACTCAGTGCCAGTCCTTATGTGACTACATTAAACACCGCTTGGGTCTACATGTCCAACTTAATGAATTTGAGTGCCAAGTACACTACCGAAGCTGGCATAGATTATTTCAATCTACAGGCCAACAACACACCCAGCGTTTATGCATTTGTGCAAAATTTACCTTACTATGGTTTGCTCACTGCCAATGGAGATGCCGCAGAGTTTTTGAACAATCTAGCTGACACCACAACCCTGGGTGGCCAAGCAATCGTGGGTGTCATGCGTGAAGGACAAAATACCGCGGTGCTTAATCCGGCTAGATTGTACAATACAAATCAAATACCCAGCAACCCAGAAATTGCCCCAATTCCGGTAGTTGTGCCGGTAAATTAGTAAAAACCAGGGGAATTTTGCCTTGTTGAGGCAAAGCACAATAAATATTACTCTATATTAGTTGACATTGCCCCCGGGGAAATGTTACACTAGAGAACTTCACAATCAAGGAGACACAATGAAGAAATTTTTAATCGCTTTGGCCGCAGTGGCCGCATTTGGTGCCGCACAAGCCCAAGTGAGTATCTATGGGTTGGTCAATGCTACTGTTGACAATACCAAAACTGGCACAGCCGCCGCAGTCAACAGCCTGGTCAATGACTTGAGCCGCATTGGCTTTGCAGTCAAAGAAGACTTGGGTTCTGGTTTGGGTGTTCGTGCTGTTATTGAGACATCAATCAAGAGCCAAGACCCTACAACTGCCAACACAACACAGTTTGGTGATCGTCAAGCCACAGTTGGTTTGGTAAACAAAGTAGGCAGTATCGACCTTGGTCGTAATGTTCACAGCCAATTCTTAGCAATTACCAACAACGACGTGTTTGGCACATTGTATGGTTCAGTTGCTGGCGACGTACACAACCT